GCGAAGTTCATCTTCTGGATCTGCGCCGTGGTCACGCCGTACTGCTTCGCGAGCGTGTTCAGGTCATCAGCCGTCTTCGCTGCGTTGTAGGCGTTCCCGAGCAGAGCAGCACCCACGCCGGCAGCAGCCATCGAGAGCTTCTTTGTCTTCGCCGCCACGTCGGAAGAGATGTTTTTCATCTTCGTCAGTGTCACGTTCGACTGAGCCAGCTCCTTCTGGTAGTCCTTCAGGGAAGCGGTGGTCGCAATGATCTCACGCTTCAGCGCGTTCTGCTGGTCGACGGTCTCGGAAGCGTTCGGAGCGTTCTGGAGTGCTTCGAGTGCCTTCTTCTCTTCCTGAAGTTTTTCTTTAGTATCGGCAACAGCTTTGCCAAGCAGCTCGTGCTTCTGCCGGAGCAGTTCCGTGTTGTTCGGATCGAGCTTCAGAAGCTTGTTGACATCTTTCAGCGAATCCTGAGTGTTCTTCAGCGAGGAATTGACCTTCTTTAGTGAGTCACTCAGCTTTGTTGTATCGCCGCCGATCTCTATTGTGATGCCCTTGATTCTGTCCGCCATTCTTAAAACCTGTCAAAATCGTCCTGAGTTGCAATCTGCCGATATTCGCAGTTGTCGTTCCCGGACTCGATCAGAATGTCCATTACATCGCCCTGGTCGAGTTGTTCCAGATCAGCCATGTGTAAGCCGACCTGGAACGCCCTCAACAAGTAAAGGCCGACCGTCATTTCGCGTTCGGTCGGTCGTGTTTTTTTTTGCTCGATGATTTCGAGACTTCGTTGCCCTGGTACAGAGCCAGAATCTGGTCGCTCGCCTTCAGCAGGTCGAAACCGTTGAACTGACTCGTCCATTCGATATAATCGTCGATGTTCAGCTTGGTCATGTCAGCCTTGTCCGCGGCCTTTGCCATGATGTAGGCCAGTTCCTGGACTGCTTCCGCAATGTCCTCGTTCTTAGCCGTCCCCATGAAATAAGCCAGAATATTCTTTCCGAACACCTGCTTGTATCGGATCGCGGTGGCTGCATTCGCAAGCATCGGCACCAGAGTTTCCCCAACTTTAACTTCCCGGTACATGATGCCCTCCTGTCAGTGATTAGGTTGTAGTGATGTTCGTGTAGACGCTGGTGAACCAAGTCGTGTACGCGCCGGAAGTGGTCTCCGGAGCGGATGCCTTGATAATGTCCTTGTTCAGCGCGGAGTTGTGGATCGCTACAGCCGTGAACGTAACGGTCTCAGTCTGCGGTTCGATGGTCTCTGCCGTAGTCTGGCCGGCAACAGTAGGCCGTGTGCAGGTCACGTTGTAGAAAACGTGCCTGGTGTTCTTCTCGTCGCCTTCAAACTGGAACATAAGCGCGAACGGCGTGGTCTTTGCCTGAGCGTCTTCGACCAGGATTCCGCCTGTGCCTTCGATGTAGCCGAGAATGTCTTTCCGGAAGCTGTCCGGGATCAGAGCCGATTCGAAGTCGCCGCTGTAGCCGTTGTTGCTCTGCCCGACCCAGTAGTCGATATTGTCGGCACGGAATTTGGTCGTGTCACCTTCCGCAGAGAGTGACAGGTTGACCGCACCCGGCCACGCTACCGGCGCGTCATAGGTCGCGACATTGTTCGAATCAATCGTCGCTTTCGCGTAATAGACTGACTGAAGGCCGTATTTAACCTTATTAGCCATTGATTAAAACCTCCATTTCATACACCGTCTGGTGCATTTTTTCACTGTCGATGTACGTTTCCGTTTTGGTATAAGTAAGGCCGCTCAGAGTCAGCTGGGACTCAATAGCGGCCTCGTTGGTGAAGTCTTTCTCGTCGGAATAAAACTCAATCGTTAAGTTGACGATTCGCTGGTAGTTGGCGTTGTCGGCGTATACATCGTCGATGCCTTCCAGAAACCAGCAAATGAATGGCGGCTTCTGACCGGTCTCCGGGAACTGGTAGTAAGCATACGGAAGACCCATCAGTCCGACCATTGTGTTTATTTGTTTGTAGGTCAAATTGCTTTCACCACCTTTTCCTCGAATTCCTTGTTGATTTTCTCTTCGACCGGTTTAATGTGCGGCCTTCCTGGTGTCCGACCGCCGCCACGATTGGCGTGGCCTTTCTCCAGCAGATGAGGCAGACCGGGAGCGGCCTTGTTATAGATCACGCCCTGCGCTCCGAGCCGGTCCTTCTCGACCTTAGAAGTCCACCCTTTGGCATACTTCCCGGTTCCGCCGAACTTGCTCTGCGCTTCCGACCTCACTGCCTTCGCTCCGGCCTTAGTCACCGCCACGACAGCATCCTTAACTCCGTCAGTCACCTGATCCTTGTATTCGTCCATGATCTTGTCGATCTCGGACTGCAATTTATCAAGTGGGACTTTCTTTGCCATTCGTGCCGCCTTTCCGCTCGACATACAGCTCGATCATGTCGTTCTTCGCCTTGTATGTCCGGTACACAGCAAAACGTTCGCCGTTGTATTCCACAACCTTCTCGCCCTGATAGTCTCCGCCGAACATGGTGAAGCGGTATTCCGGGTTCAGACCGTTCCTGCCTCCGTCAAAGAACTCGGAAGCCGTCACACTGTCCACCTTAACGAACACTGTCCGCTTGGTTTCCTCCGGACTCCACACGCCATATTCGTTTTTCGCCATCGTCTGGTTGATCAGGTCGATGATGTCGCTTCTGTCCATACCGTGTACCCCGTGGCCGTCATGAGCTGCGCCTTCTGCTCGTCATAGGATGCCTTTAATCGGTCATAATCGTCCGGTGATCCGAAGTGGACGCGGCAGTAAGTGATCACCGCTCGCAGAACCAGATCGTTCATGTCTTCCGGAACAACCACGCCAGCGATCCCCAGGTCGAGAAATGCCGCCGCGATCAGATGGTCGATCTCGTCATCGTATGCAGTTGTCACGATCCTGAGTGCCAGTTTTACCTTGTCACGCATCCTTTACCTCATTTCTTGCCGTCGCGATGGTCTCATAGAACTGTTTATCCACCACCACATGACCGACGTGCCCGAGAACGATGCTCGGATCACACACGATCTTGTAGCCGCACTGTTTCGCCCTCCAGCAGAAGGAGAGATCCTCTCCGAGATTGTTCAGCGGTCCGAACAGCTCCTTGTATTTCGCTTGAACATCCATCAGGACATCGAGCTTCATCAAGACGCATCCGAAACCGCACCCGGCAAGCTCAAACGGCTCTTCCGGGATCTCCTTTGGCTCTTCGAAGTCCCAGCCGCCCTCGATTGGCTCCAATTTGGAGAACAAGACCGGCTTGAACGGGTAGACCCTCCGGAAATACAACCCGGACAGGAAGTCTAGGTTGTCCTTTTCCATCCTGTCCATCATCCGCTGAAGTGTGTCTGGTGCGAACACCATGTCACTGTCGAGCCACAAAACGTAGTCGTACTGCTGCTCGATGGCGATTCCGCCTAAATGGTTTCTGCTGGTATAGACCAGGCTTCCCACCTGAAACGCAACGCTACAGTCGCCCACCCGGTAGAGCATGGCGAGCGACTGCGCGAATTGAACTGGTACCTGATCCATACTGGGAACAGCAATGAGAATCTTCATGACGGCCTCCTTTCGTCACTTAACGATTGCTGCTTTAGTTGTCCTTATTTCGTGATCTTCACGAACGCGTCATTTGCGACAACGCCTTCGCCGATGAACATCCGGCCGATAACGCGGACGAGATCGCTCGCCGCCAGGGTCAGATCGTCATACTTGAAGGAAATGTCCTGTCCGTTCGGGAAGTTTGCCAGTGCGCCGTGGCCAAGGTCGCCTACGATGGCGTAGGTGTCACCAGAGCTGGCCGCGCTGTAAGCCTTGAGGCTGTTGTTGAACAGGACCGGAAGGCCTTCGAACGGATCGTAGCCATAGTTGTTGCCGGCCTGAAGACCCTTGAAGGTTCCCCAGGTCTGTTTGTTCATGATGATTACCGGATCGTTCGCTTCATCAGACAGAGAAGCCATAGCGGAAGCGATGGTGCCGACGGAAGCGGTGGTGACTTTCAGGACCGGTACAGACGGGCAAGTGGTAGTGGAAACAGTGCCGCAGGCGATGATCGCCGCAACAAGGTCATCCGCTGCCTTCTTCGCGATCTGGTAGGCCAGTTCGTCATAGATGTACGACAGGAACGCTTCGCCGCGCAGGTCGAGAGCTTCGTCGGAGATGGAGACCCACTTCTTGATGGAAGCCGGGACCAGTTCGACAATTCCGAGGACCAGAGTCTCTTCGTTAACAGCAACACCTTCAGCGTGTTTGGTTGCGCCGGTAGCGGAAATTTCAAAACCGACCTTCAGGTTGCCCTTCAGGAAGGACTTCCGGACGCGGCTCATGATGCCTTCTTTTTCCCATGCGGTCTTAACGATGTCATAGACCAGTTCGGGAACCGCAACAGTGCCGTTGGTCGCGTTCTCGCTCAGGAGTGCGCGGCATTCGGTATCGTCGCCGGATTTGATGTATTCGGCATATGCATTAATGTATTCGGCAGAATTTCTGATTTCGATTTCGCTCATTTTGTTTTCCTTTCTCTCTTCAGGAATCGTTTCGGTAACTTCGCCGGCACCGGCAGCAACCGCCGCACGGATTTCGGCCTTTTCAGACTCAGCCGCTTTCCTGGCTTCAAGTTCTGCATCGACAGCTTTGCGATCGCTATCGAGAGCACGAAGTTTTTCAAGATCTTCTTCGGCTTCGATTGCAGAACGAATTTCAGCCGATTTCGCCAGCAGCTCTTCTGTGTTCATCTCGGTAAAATTCATAATTAATACCTCGCTAAAATTTTTATTTTCAGTTTCTCAGCCTCGATCTTCCGCGCCTCGGCTTTTGCACTCTCCAGTGATTCCTTCGCACCCTCCAGTGCTTCGGAAAGGCCTCTCGCCGTGATCGAAGTCTGACTGTATGCCGGGAACGTGACCGCAGACACCTCGAAGACTTTTCCGATAGAGCGGATGTGCCTCGTCGGGTGTTCGCTTTCCAGATCGTCCCAGCTATCCTTATCAACCGTGAACATGAAGGACATTCCGGAAATATCCCCACGCTCCACGGCAGAGTACAGGCTTCTTGCGTCGGCATTGTTTTCCGTGTCCAGGTCTACCCGGATCGCCATGCCATTCTCGTCAACAGACATCTGCATGGTGCTGTTGGCGTTGTTGTTACGACTCCGCGCCAGCGGAATCATGTCCACGTTGTGGTTAACTAAAAAACGCACATCCCGGAGATCAGTCTCGGAAAGTGCGCCTTCTTCAATTATTTCGTCATGCCATCCAAGGTCCGTTCGCTGTCCGTAGACAATCGGGATGCCGGTGATCACGTTGCCGTGTTCCTCGTTGTTCTCCGCCCGGACTTCAAAGTCAAACGCCCTGATTTCCTTCGTCGTCATTGTTTTCTTCTCCTTGTACTTTCTCGTTAGCGTTGTAGTATTCGCCACGGATAATCCTTATGTCGCCGCCTTCGACCGGAGGCAGGTTCCAGATCTGCCGCACATCGTTGATGGACATGATCCCACGGTCGAGCATCTGCGCCGACACGTTCAGCTTGTCAGCGTTGCTCATGTACTGGAGCCGGTTCGAAGTGGCGATCACCAGATTGCCCTGTGTCTGTTCCCGGATCGTGAACAACATCTTGGTCATGACCTCGCTGAACTGAACCGCGAACGGCTCGATCGCGCCCTCATAGAACGCCGACCATGTGTCCGCGCTGAACTTGTTCGTCAGGATGTCCTCGTTCACGCCGAAATACTGGTACACGTTGTCCTTGATGGCCTTCATCTGGTCAGCGTCTACCACGAACGGCTTCGCCTCGATCTGCCTGATGTCCTGATAGGTGTTCGGGAACAGGAGCAGACCGCCGCCTTCCGCATCTCTGGCAAGGTTCGCCGCGCTGAACCGCTTCCGCTCGTTGGCAAGGTCTTCGGCCTTTGCGAAGTTACCGAGCCGAGCCATGAAGCGATAGGTGGCGGAACTCTTCACACCTTCCTCAATGCCCTGATTCTGGATGTTGATCAGCTCCATCGTCGGGAACAGCGCGTGGTTGTTCTCGCCCATCAGGTCATCCTTGTACTGGAATTTGGTCATGATGCCGCAGTATTCCAGCTCGACCGCTGCCGTCTCGCCCCATGCGAACTTGTAACGAAGGAATGGAACAGACCTGCTGCCGATCTTGTACTGGACAACCTCGCACTGGTGAGGGAGCGGCGCGTAGATCCCGGACGGCTCGCCGTACTCGTCCCAGATCGGGATGATGAACGCCGTGTTGTGGACATCGAGCAGAGTGTCAAGCCGGTACAGGAACTGGCTCCATGTCTGGAACTGGTTCGGTGCCGCTTTGAGTTTTCGATGGAGTGCAGGACGGGCCGCGCCCTGGAACTGGACATCCAGCTTCGAGACATGCGTCGCCCTGGCATTGATCGCCGCCCGGACAAGCTCCGACTCGTAAATGGATCCACCCCATGAAGTGAAGCGCGGCTGGTAGGCGTTCAGCATCTTGAAAATGCCCTGATAGTTCGCCGGCTCTTTCGGTCTGTTCTTAAAAATCGTTTCAAAAAGTCCCATCTTAGTTCCTCAGTTGTGTTCCAATCTCGCCGTACCACTTCTGGCGGACCGTCAGCGCATCCAGTAGCGCGGCGCATCCGTCGATGTGGAGCGTCGAGTTGACTTTGACCAGCTTCCCCCGGCCTCTCTCGTTGCTCATCTTTATCGCACTGTTGAGCAGGTGCATCTTAAGGAGATCGTTGTCTCCGATGTGAATGTTTCCGTCCTCCAGAAGGCCTTGCATCTCCTGAATGACCGGGTACAGATTTTCGCCCTGGTAAACATCGTCCATGTGGAAGCCATACGCCTCCATTTCCTGAACGAGGTACTGTGCGGAGTATCGGTCGTACCCGATCTGGAGCGGCAGGATCTCAAATTCTTCCACCAGCCGCCGGAACCAGTTGTAGCAGTCGTGATAATCCACGAAGTTGTCGCCGCTGGCCGTCAGGATACCGCGCTGGATGTATGCGTTGTACGGAACGCCGTCTC